CGGTGCGACGCTGTCCTCGCCTGTTGCAAATTTCAAGGATGACGGCCTGCAATATCCCTATCGGAACGTCGACATCTCGTTTGGGGCCGACAAAGTCGTCAATCTGGTCTATGTCTCAACGATAAACAACAAGAGCGCGAGCGCATCAAACGCCGCAAGCCAAGCCGAATATTTCATCCAGTCGATAGCAGTTACCGGATCACTACTTGACACCGACACCGCCGCCCAAGATCTCGCCGACTATCTACTCAGCCCGCAGCCAGAAGCCACGTTCACCGCGGTCGAAGTTGCGTTCGCGCAGCTGACCGATGCGCAACGTGATGTAGTCGCCACCATCGACGTCGGCGACACGATCTCAATACAGAAACAGTTCGTGAACGGCGACGCCCTCAGCGACATCTCGCAAGAACTTGCGGTTGAAGGCGTCGAACATTACATCGACACCGCCGGCGGTCATGTTGCCCGTTTCTACACAAGCCCCACCACCATCGTTTACCAGCTCATCCTGGACGATCCTGTCTATGGTGTGCTGGACGCCCTCAATGTTCTAGGATAAGGAGCACCTATGGCAACGCCGACCAGCCTGCCCGCCAGCTTTACCTCCGGTCAAGTACTGACTGCAGCGCAGATGAATGATCTGCGCGGCGCGTTCCGCATCCTGCAAGTCGTGTCGACCACTAAAACTGACACGTTCACGGCCTCAATCGCTGCAGGTGGCGAAGCCGCAATCACCGGTTTGTCCGCAACTATTACGCCGTCATCGACCGCCTCAAAGATTCTTGTTTTCGCAAATGTTCACGGCGCAGAAACTTCTGGCAACTATGCCAGCCTTCAAGTCCGGCTTTATCGTGGCGCAACCGAGATCGGCTCAGGAGCCACAGCAGGCAACCGCCCCACGGTATTTAGCGCGAACGTCGGGAACGCCGACGCATACGTTCACCACATCACCGCGCTCGGCAATCATTACCTAGACAGCCCAGCGACCACCTCGGCTACCACCTATTCGCTGTACGTCGTGAACGCCCGAGGCTCGACCATCGGATACTGCGTAAACCGCACATCGGACGATTCTGACGCAGTAAACAACAACCGCACCTCGTCCAGCATCACCGTCATGGAGGTGTCAGCATGACCGACTACGCCGCTGTCCTGACCGCCATTTATCCCGACGCCCTTTGGACGTTGGAAGGCGATAACTACGACGGTTTGACATGGCTGTCCGACACGCCGAAGCCGACACAAGCCGAGCTCGACGCCGCATGGCCCCAGGTCGACTACGACCGCCAAGTCGCTGCTGTCGAGGAAGCCCGCCGCGCCGACTACGAAGCGCAAAGCGACCCGCTGTTCTTTGAGTGGCAGAGAGGCGACGGAACCGAACAAGCCTGGCTCGACGCCGTAGCCGCCGTCAAAGCCGCAAACCCATACCCGCCGGCCCCATGATCGTTACGAGCGAAGACGCCAAAACGGCCGCGCTCGCTTTCGTGATGAGCGTGATCGTCGTCTTCTGCTTGTGGATTGGACAGAGATGAACATCGCCAACCCGTCGAAAGCCATGATCGCCCTCGTCGCCCTGGTATGCGTGACACTTCTGCTGATGACCGACTCGATCTCGAACGAGGCCGGCACCGGTCTGATCGGCATGATCGCCGGCTACGCCGTCGGCAACGGCATCGCCGCCCGTCGAGGTGACGAAGTGACCCCAATCATCGGAAAGAAGCCTTGAGATATCACAGTTGGCAACGGGACACGCCACGGCACCCGTTTGACACCTGCTCCCCGAACCTGCGCCAGATCCGCAAGTACCTCGAGGAACGCTGGGGATTCTGGAACCTCGGCTGTTATGGACGCCGACCGATCCGTGGCGGCACCGCCTGGTCGTCGCACGCTTTCGGTGCAGCTCAAGACCTGAGTTATCGCCGTGACGACGGCCATCCGACCGCACCATCCCGCGAATGCGTCGAACAGGACGTCATCCCCTGGCTGATCGAGCATCATGAAGTGCTCGGCATTCAGCGCATTCACGACTACTGGGCCAAGCGTTACTGGGAAGTAGGCCGCGGCTGGATCGGCCGTCCGCCTGGAGCACAGAACGATCACCTGCACATTGAGGTCACGCCTGACACTTGGACTTGGGCGTCGCCAATCTCGGAGCGCATCGTGTCCGGCCCGCCACAGACCACTCAGCCGGCCGCGGTGCCTCCGTACCCTGGGCAATCAGTCCGCAAAGGATCGAAAGCCAAAGACCGCGTCAAACTGATCCAGCGCGAGCTCAAGATGCTCGGCTACAACGTCGGCCCCGTCGATGGCATCTTCGGCCCGAAGACCGACGCAGCTGTCAAAGCCTTCCAAACCGACCAAGCCCTCAAAGTAGACGGCATAGTCGGACCTATCACTTGGAAGGCTTTGTTCAACTAGCACACACAGGAGGCAACTGTGCCAGACATGTCAGACTTCGAAGCCGCACGCCCCAAGCCGGCAACCCCGAAGATCGAGAAGATCCTTGAGGAGCTCGACATCGAACGATCCGAAGCGCTCCACGCCGCGCTCATGGATCTCAGCTACAGCACCCCGACCATCAAGGCGGTGTTGAAGAAGTGGGGATACGAACTCTCCGAGTATCCGATCGCACAATGGCGACGGGCTCATGCTCGATGACTTTGACCAGGAAGTAGAGCTACAAGAGCTCCGCGACGCCCTCGTCAGACAGCAACGCGCCACCCGCAAAGCGCACGCCAAGTCAGAAGCCATTGTTGAAGCCGTCTATCAGGCGGCGAAAGACGCGGCCGTCACACTTGGACGCGCTCCGAGCGTTCCCAAACCTAAGACAGATCCGCGCCGCAAGAACCCTGAAGTAGCGCTGATCCATGCGACCGATTGGCAGCTCGGCAAGCAGACGTCCGACTACGACATCGACACTTGCCGCAAACGGATTCACCGGTTCGCTGAGAAGATCGGCACGATGACCGAGATCCAGCGGGCCGATCATCCCGTCAAAGAAGCGCATGTCATGTTTGGCGGCGACATGGTCGAAGGCTTAGGCATCTTCCCAGGACAACCGTACGAAGTCGAAGCGCACCTTTTCGAGCAGCTGTTCGCCACCGCCGGCCTCATGGAAGACTTCGTCCGACGGATGCTCGCCATCTTTGAGCATGTCACCGTCACCTGTGAGTACGGCAACCACGGCCGCCTCGGCCGCAAAGGCGACATGCCAGGAGCCGACAACATTGACCGCGTCGCTTACAAGATCGCCGGCGACCGCCTCGAGGACGACCGCGTAATCTGGCACACCTCGCCGGCTTGGTACCAGATCGTCGAGATCGGTAACTACGGCGCTCTGCTGGTGCATGGCGACGAGATCAAGTCATTCGGTGGCAATACGCCAGCGTTCGGCATTCTCCGCAAGTGCAACCAATGGTCGACCGGCGTCATCCCCGAAGCATTCTCGGACGTTTACATGGGCCACTTCCACACGCCGATGACGTTGACTATGGCGAACGGCGGTCAGATCTATGTCACCGGTTCGCCAGAATCGGAGAATGTGTACGCCAAGGAGTTCATGGCCGCGACCGGCCATCCGAGCCAGCGTCTGCATTACGTCGACCCAGAGGCCGGCCGCGTCACGGCATCGTATCTGGTATGGCTTGACTAGCCTGCGGAAAATCCGCATAATGGCTCCATCGGACCCCGACCCGATCTGGAGGAAAAAATGAAGACGTTGCTATGGATCGCCGTTATGGCGATCATCCCGTTGAACTGTGACCCGTTGGAAATGCCGACAGAGGCCGCGGAATACCAGCGCAACATCGACACCGCAAAGTGTGAGCAATGGTTCGGACACGCGCTAGCGATGGGTTGGGAGATCGACGACCTGCCCGTCCTCGACGAGGTGATGTGGCGCGAGTCCCGCTGTGACCCGACACAAGTGTCAGACACCGGTGACCACGGCCTCACACAAGTCAACTGGCGCACCTGGGCGCCGCTCGTTCTCGAGCTCGGCTACACGAAAGAGGACTTGAAGCATCCTGCGGTCAATCTGCTAATCGCCCGACAGATCTACGAAGACGCCGGCCGCCGTGGCTGGTGTCCGTGGAAGCCGTGGTACATGAGCGGCACCTACACATGCAATGGAGGAAACGCATGAACCTGGACGGATACGTCACCGTCAACGAACGCCTGAAACTGGCGCTCGCCAAATACCCCGACCTTCGCGTCGAGGAGCTGCCATTCGACATCGTTGAGATCGGCGGACAAACGGTTCGCGTCTACACGACACCCGACGACACCAGACCCGTCCTGGGATCGGTCCTCGAACCCATTCCAGGACGAACCCCATACACCAGAAACAGCGAGCTGATGGTCGGCATGACCTCAGCGCTCGGACGCGCCCTCGGCTACCTCGGCTTCGGCATCGACAAAGGCATCGCCAGCAACGACGAAGTCGCAGCTCGAATCGGCACCGACCGCGAGTTCAACGACGCCATGCCGGCTGTCACCAGAGCCAAAGTCGGATCGCGCGCCAAAACAGGCGCCCAGAAGGCCGCTGAAGCCGCGTTAGAGCGTGGCGCGGGTGCTGATAGCCCAGAACCGTTAGAGAGCGTTCTAGACGCCTTTCCAGGCAGTTCTGTGAAAAAACGCCAAGAACCGACCGAGAAGATGATCGGTTTCTACAAACGGCTGTGCCGTGAACGTTCCCTCGAGTACGACGAGCAAGCCCTTGTCGACTTCGACGCCTGCAAGATCGCCATCGACCGACTCAAGGAGATGCCCCGTGACTGACGAACAACTGATCGAAGAACTGGAACGCTCACACAAGTTCCGCACCTATGGCGGCGATGGCTACACGCTCCACGGCGAAGCCGCTAAACGGCTCAGGGAACTGCAGCTCTACATCGAGCAACTGAAGTCTGACAAGCATTGGCTGAACGAACAGTTGCTCGAGGTTCGGACCGATCTTCAACTGGCCGAGGTGAGGCTTCGTGAGAGAAGCTGAGTTTCAACAAAGCGTGATCGAAGCCGCCTACCTGTACGGCTGGCTCGTCTTCCATCCACGCCCAGCACAAACCGGAGGCCGCTGGTCCACGCCATACACCGGACACGCCGGCTTCCCCGACCTGGTACTGGCCCACCCTGAGAAAGGCGTGCTGTTCGTCGAGCTCAAGAACGAACGCGGCCGCACCACA